TGATTTTTTTGAAGAGATCTTCGTTGTATTTGAACGTGTGAAGTTTAGCGGTGTCAAGAACTCCAGTGCGGGCGGTGCTAGAACGAGCATATGCTGCTGCAGACTTCTTGCACTCAAATTCCTTGACGAGATAGTTTACTTCACGTGCAGCAGACTTACGATACTTCAGAAACTCGCTGCTAGCAGATTCAATGACATAATCATCACGCAACTTGTAGTGGTCACGGCAATACTCAAGGAACTTCTGGTTGCTAACGACAACCTGATCAAGAGAGACCTTGGGATATTCAACGATGACATTTTCATCGTACTTGTTATCAGAAGCACGATCCTTGAGAGCATTGTCAAAAGCTTCAGCAGTTTCCACAGTGTCCTCATCGAGACCGTAGGAACCACAAGAACCATCACCTGGGGTTTCCTCACCTTCACCGTCAGCATCGCCCTCCTGCTGGTCCTCAGCGTCCTCTGAGGAGTCCTGAGGGGTGGTATCACCCTGACGACCGTCAGGACTGCTGCTAGGAGGTACAGGGAGTTGCTCCTGCTGCTTCTGCTCCTGGTGCAGAGCGTACATTTTCTTCGCTGCTTCTACAGCATCTTCAAAAGTCTCAGCAGATTCGATATCGGAGATCAGTTCCAGTTCAGCACCATTGAAAGCGATCTCAATAAAGTGACCGATTTTGAAGTGCAGGTTTACACGGTCAGCAAGGGACATCTCGTCCAGGTCAACACCAAGGACGCTGAAGAAATCTTTCTGGTGCAGTTCGCGGTACCCATTCCAGAAATCTTTGCGGAGACCCAGGTACTTACGCTTCATCAGTTTTTCGATGCGTGCGTCCTCAGTGACGTTCACATAATCCTTGGGAGCACCAAGGTCAGTCATATCACGATCAGGAGTGAACAGAGCGTGTCCAACCTCGTGACCTACCAAGAGATCGTATACGGTGTTGGACAGACCGCTCCAGATGGGCAGCGTCAGAACACGGTTGTGAACATCAAAGGAAGCAGTCTTGACTGCCTTGTGCTGAACCAGAAGGTTCTCACTCGCTAAGAGCTTGGCTAAGTTGCCCTTGATTTCCTGTTGCATTGGTCTCCGCTGTTCTTGGATTCCATTTTAGGTTACCCGACATCGATACGCGATTTGTTGTGCCACTATTCCGATTGACACTATGCACGCAGTGAGAGGGGAAGACTACGATGTCCCCTGCAGCAAAATTAAAATCGATCGATTCGTATACGTTTCCTTCTCGATGCGAGAACTCGCGAAGAAGATTAAACTGTGGGAATATATTTGGATTCTGTACCTTTAATCCCTCGGAGTCTGTCAGGTACCAGGCAAAGGCGAGGTCCGAACCAGGATGTATGTGAGGAACATTCTCATCACCAGGACGGTTGACGTTGACCCACATCGATGCAACATCAAAGTTCGGGAATGCTTTCTGAAGATAAGTTTGCAACTCCATAGCGAACGGTCCACCGATGCATTCTTTAGATTGCCATCCACCACGATTAGATCTGTTGCGACCTTCAGTCGCTGCCATCTCTTCCCAATAAATTAGAGCACCCTGAGGAACCTCAAGATGCCCTTTAAAAAATGGGGTTGCAAATACTGGAAGATAATCAAACATCGTCGTCGTCAAGACTGTGCAAGAGTTCATCTACCTCTTGGATATGCTCAGCGTTGAAGATCATCTCTCCAATACTCTTAACAACAAAAGGACTTTCCGATCGTGCTGCAAATGCAAGTGCTTCGCGCAAGTGGTGCGATGCTTCTTCGAGGGATTGTTTTACTTGTTCAGAAACCATTATTCTCCTTGAGGTATAGATTGTGGACCACCTGCTTCCAAAACTTCCAACTTGGAAAAGTTTTGAGGTTTGGAGAACTGCAGCACACGTTGGAATTTGTCAGTGAGGTTATCTCTGTGTGAGATAACATACACATTAGATTTATCATTAAACGTCCTGAGGATAAATGATAACTCATCCGATCCTACTGTGTCAAGAGATCCGTCAAAGATCTCGTCGAGAATGAGGAGGTTAGTATCCACGCTATTCTTAAGCTTAGCAATACCACGCCAAGTGAGCAGCAAACTGATATCAATACGAGCTTTCTCTCCTTCGGAGAAATTTTCATAAGAGAACTCATCAATATACCGCGACTTCATCACTTCCTTAAACTCTTCATCTAAGGTGAAGTTACAGAAGAATTGCAACTTATTGAGGTACTGGTTAATAAGTTTATTCATCACAGGAAGATACTTCTTGATGATGCGTGTCTTAATACCAGAGTCCTTCAAGAGAAGACCTGCGGTGATATGCAGGTCCAGTTGCTTACGCGACTCTACAAGAGAGTTAGTCACGGTTTTGAGAGATTCGGTCATTTCGAGAAGTTTCTTAGCTTCCTCTTTGACGGAGGTGCTGTCGTCTACAAGATCTTTGATCTCGCGCTGCAGCACTTTCCGCTGACCGTCTAGAGTAGTAATCACCCCCTCCTGAGTGTAAGTAACTTCAGTGCACTGACGGATACCATCAGTATATTCTTGCAGTGCTTCTAATGGTGAAACAACTTCAGCAAGGCGTTGATCGATATCAGCAAACGCTGTCTCGACTTCTCTGATCTTACTATCGAGTGCGGAGATTTGTTCAAGCTTAAACTCCTGACTTATTGACTGTTTGCAAGTGGGACAGATCTCACTGTCTTCGTAGAATTTTTTATCACCAGTAATCTTGGTAACCCTACGTTTCAACTTCATTGACAGATCACGCAAATCATTGCGGCGCTTCTCGGGGTTGTTGAGAGCGACAATCTTTTCATTGATCTCGGCAATCATTTGTGTGGCGTCCACAATTTTTGCGCGACAATTATCCTGTTGATCTAGGACTTCACGAAGTTGACTTTTCTTCTGCTCAATATCCTTATTCTTCTTGACCTCCAGATTATTAATGAAACCTTTTTGAAGTTCGATCTTCTCCTTTACACTTTGCGTGTTAAGTTCGTGCGTACGCACAGCATCCTTAATTTCTTTAAGACGAACTTTAAGGACTTCGTTCATAGAAGAGAATACATTAATATCTAGGAGATCTTCAATGATTTCTCTACGCTGTGCCAGGGGCAGACGCATAAAGGGTACGAACGTACTGCTTCCCAGGACAACGATTTGGGTAAAAGATTTGTAGTTAAGTTTGAGAACGTTCTGCTCGAAGTTCTTCTGCTGATCTACTGCGGAACTATTCTGGTCATACATCTCACCGTTGCAATAGATCTCGAAGATGTTTGGTTTGATACCACGTCGCACCAAGAACTCTTTGCGACCGATAGTAAATTCGATCTCAACCAGGGTGCCCTTTTCGTTGACACTGTTTACTAGTTGAGGTTTATTAATTTTACGGAATGGTTTTCCAAACAATCCAAAAGTAAACGCATCCAGGATTGTGGACTTACCTGCACCGTTGGTGCCAATGATCAAATTTGTTCTAGCAGATGTGATGTCAACCTCAGTGAAAGAATCACCCGTGCTCAGGAGGTTTTTCCAACGGATCTTTTGGAACAGGATCATTATCTGAAGGGGGGATTACGAAATCGTTAGGAGTGATTATACTATAACGACAGTTGACTTTTTCACAGGTAGCAATAACCTGTTGATCTTCTATGCTAGTAACTGCCATTGGAGGGAAGTCATCTGCTTCCAGTAACCCAGCATACCGCATAGCGTCATCCTTGTCAACAAACAAATAGAGGACGTTTTCGCCGTCAGCATCGTGAACAGCGTAAGCGCCCTCTCCTTCGTGACCTTCTAGAGTGATGATAAACACTACGCTACTTCACAGGATTCAATATATAGCGATTTCATTAGACTCTTAAGTGCGGTTTTATCTACCTCTAGCGTCACTTCGTCAAGGTATTCGTCCAGTAAAGTCAGTGTGTCTTTGACATCGATTGCTTCCGCTTCGGGATCATCAAACACACCAACTTTCTCAACAACCTTTACATCGAGAGCACCTGCATCATAGAGACTATTAAGCATATGCTCAAAGTCTACGTAGTTTGTTTTTTGCTCAACAATAACCTTGACATACTTGTTTGCATAATCTTTGGGTTCGATCAGTGCAGGTGCTTCTGCTGAATCATCCCAATAGATTTTTGCAAAAATTTCATATGGGTTTTTAACCATACGAAGTTTGAATGTTTCTGTATCAAAGATGTGGAAACCACGGGTGTCACCGTGATCATTCCAGTACATCTGATACGGGTTACCAAGGTAAGTAACGTTGCCCTTAGAATTCTTATGGTGGAAGTGTCCGCTCAGGACAACATCAAAGTCAGAAAAAAGGTTAGCGTCCATTCCACTATCATAGCGGAATCCAGGGCGAGCAAGATACCCACTGAGCTCAAGATGACCCATCGCAACTCGCGAGGAGGAATTACGAATCGTCTTAATGGACAAGTCATAGTTGTCAGCGCAAATCCAGGGAACAAAAAGTACACTGGTTCCACCAATCTCGGCATCAGTGGGTTCCTTGTACACTACCACGTTATCATATTCACTCAACAATAACTCAACGGTGTTAACCTTGTTAGTGTTTTTGTAATATGCGGTGTGGTTACCGACTACGGTATGGACGGTAATGCCCATATCGCGGAGAACATCATAGTAGTTCTCCTTTGCCCACTCAAGAGAAACAAAGTCGATACTCTTGCGGTTGTCAAAAGTATCGCCAAGGTCGAGAACGGTTGTGATCTTATGCTTCTTCAGGTAAGGGAAGAAGACGTTATCGTAGAACCTCTTGTAGTAATCGAGATAGATCTGACTACCCTTGTGACTACCAAAGTGCTGATCTGTGATAACGGCAACCTTCATCGCGACATTCTAATTTCAATGTTTTCTTTAATGGAGTTGAGTCCCGAATCAGATTCGTTCATCCCTGACATACTACCATCAAACCGATCAGAGTGCAACACCTCGGAGTAACCACAGCGTTCGATTAACTTGCTACGGATCTCAAGTTGTTTTTTCTCCTTCTGAATCCTACGTAAGAAGGCGTAGTAGATGATCTGGGTGAAGTAAGCGAAAGGATTCTTGGACTTCTCAGGATCGAAATTATCAACATACTGGAGACAGTTCTCAATGCCATCACAAACCATATCTTCACGGAACATATAGTTCACGAAGTTAGGCTTATAACTTAAATGAGTGGCAATCTTGAGAAAACACTCGGCAATGTAATTGGGAAGGAGAGGACGAGGCAGTTCGTTTTCTTTAGCGAAATGCACTTTCTCTCGGTACTCCACAATGGCGGCAAGAAATTCCTTGTTGTTTACGTAGTACTCGGTTTTAACTTTCGCCATATGTGATTCTTTCGATGTGGATATTATAACACAAGATGTGTAAAAGGGAAGTGACGAGGTGACAAATCTAGGGGTAGCTTGACAGACCCTCTAGATATCTCTATAATAACAGTGTCGCTGTTGAGAAACACCAGAGCTACTTTCGGTAGAGACGTTCAAAGAGCTTACGGTGATCATCAATTGAACCTAAGTAACCCATATCGCGTGAGGGTTTGATGCGATTGGATCCTGCCTTGCGGAAAACCATTGATATGTTTTCCTGATAGAAGGTCGCGATCGATTCGTTTGCTTCTGTAATGGTTAGTATCTTATCACTATTCATTAAGAAAAAGTCATCCTCATCCATAGCAGATTTTATCCAGAGGTCAAGTTTGAATCCTTTGATGACAGAAAATTCATCTTTCGATGTTGCTTCTTCTACCAACATAGGATTCTGTAACATAACAACATTGTCCTCCTCAGACCACGCGACGAGCGAGATCAGTTCTTCTCCAGTGACTAGTTTTAATACACCGACAAAAGGTTCTGCTAAGGGATCTATCATACGCTAAAACTTGGAACGGACTTTGATAATTTCATAATCAAATCTTTCTTCTTGATAGATTCTGACACGCTCCTCAAAATGTTTGTAAGTGAAATTCTTCCACTCACCTCTTGTGATATCATCAGCGATATCATACAGAGTAGCGACGTGTTTGTCTTTAGACTTTCTCAACACACGCCCAATGGATTGCAGGTTACGAATCCGTGACTTGGACGGTGACGCAAAGATAACGTTATGAAGTTTTTTGATATTGATACCCGTGGAGAACGTACCGTAAGACGCAATGATGACAGCGTTGGATTCCAACTCCGTAATCCTGCGGACTTCCTCACGGTCTTCTACATCCACACCCCCGTGAACGAAAAATACTTTCCGCTCTGTGCTATTATTTATCATCTCATAAAGAGGTTCCCCGTGACGCTCCACGTAGTTGAACAGCACTAGAGTGTTGCCATCTAAATCGTTGACCAGATTTTTGATTAAATTATTACGCTTTGGATGCGTAATCAAATAATCAATTTCGTCGTGGTAACTATCAAATGTACCCCACTCGTGTTTAAGTACTAGACATTTAACCTTAAGTGGAGTAAGATGACCTCCTTCCATAAGGTCCTTTGTTTTCACGAGTTGTTCACAAGGACCGAACAAACCTTCTAGGATCCACTGATGTGTTTGAGTACCATCTAGAGTTCCTGTAAACCCAATGCGGTACTTTACATTATGACACTTTGTCATAATTTTAGTAAGAGATTTTGACTTAAACAAATGCGCCTCGTCACCGATGACACAATCAAATCTCTCAAACCATTTACGTGGTTCTTTGTAAATGGATTGCCAAGTAGTAATTACTACGTTAGAATCCTTGTACTTATCCTGTCCAGAGTAAATCTTGTGACAATGCTTTTCGGCATTCCAACCGTAATCTTCAAAGTCCTTGTACATCTGTTCTACCAAACTTGTGGTGGGAACGATCAACAGGACTTTGCGTTTGTTGGCAACGTGCCAGCGAGCAATGCCGTAAACCATCAGAGACTTACCACTAGCGGTTGGGGACAGCAGCAGTTTGCGATTATATTTCAGAGCTTCGTACACACCGTAGATTTGGTAGTTACGAGGTTCCAGTTTAGTAATACCCTTCATAAAAGTACGGACACCAGACAAGGAAATTTCCTTGTTCATAGCATCAGGCATACCAAAGAATTTGTTGTCTTCGTATTCCAAGGTGTAGCGCATCGTCTTACACCAGTGCAGCAAATGCTCCGTGAGTCCACCGTAGATTTCACCATTGCCAGGAGAGTAGAGACGAATCTTTCCGTCCCACACCTTCTTCCTGTATAACGGCATAAACTTTGCCTCAGGAACCTCAAACGTGAAGTACTCAGAGAGTTCACGATGAATATGAGGTTCTGTAGTAATAACGTTAAAGACTTCGTTTTTCTTCTGAAGTTTAATGTCCGCCACTTCTAAATTTCTCCCACTCAATAGCATTTTTAATCTGATATTGACGGGCAGAGATTTGTTTGAGAACAGACTCCAGGAAATATAGAATCATCTCGTAGTACTTTATCTTTGCGGAATGCTTGGCAAGATCCTCATCCGCATTAAGAAACATCTCTACTTCGTCTTTAGTTGTCAACTTCAAATCGAAAGGAACATCCTTGTACGCTGACGCAGGTGCTTTCTTTTTGTAATACATCCACTTCTCTTTATAGAGAAACTTGTAAGCAAACTCCTGATCAATCATTCGCGATTTGTAATCGCAAAAGAGATCCAGATACTTGGAGTGAAGATATGGTGTTTCATTACAAGCTTTAAGGAAGTCAGGATAACCGTCGTTCCCATCTAGGACAGTGGAGTCGTGCTTCCACATATCCTTCAATTGATCAAGGTTCATACTTACGTTGGGACAAGTTCAAGAATTCATAGTAACCGTACTTAAATGTAACGGTGCCGATAAGATATTCTACATCATTTGCTCCCGCATTGAATGCAAGTGTGTTGAGACTTACAGGGAACAAACTGTCGAAGTTAACAACAAAGTTTGTGTTAAAGTTGTTGGTAAGAACAAACAGTTGTGCATTAGAAAACTGTGGTTCTTTGCTGTCATCTGGTTCGTATGCCAGAGTAGTATCGTTAATCCAATTCCAAATAGACAGGTAATTTTTTAGGTCTTCGTCAACCAGGAACTGAACTGTAAGATCATCGAACGTAGTACCACCTGCAGCGGGGATAGGTAATCTTCTTCTGGAAGTAGATACTTCGTTGACTTGTGCCGTGATGCCAGGGATGTTTGCAGATTGGCAGAAGAAGTCAACACCAGGAAAGATGTCGATCTTCATCTTGAAACCGACTGGCGATAAAAAGTTTCTGTTATCAGGTTGATCTTGCAACCACACCGCAGACATAATAACTCCAGGCACTACTGGGGTATTTAGTTACTTACGGAGAACCCAGTTTTCCGCAAAATCATTAGCGTCCCATTCTCTATCAAACGTACGCTTCTCTAAAGTTTTTTCTAGTGATTGTGTGCACAAGACTTCAAACCCATCACGGTCATACACAACCACTGCAGTGCGATCTCCTTCGGGAGAGAAATAATTAGACAGAGTTTTCATTTAGGGGTACGCTCTTGTCCTTATATAGCATAAAAAAAGACCCCCTGCTAGGGAGTCTTTCTTAAGATTGTCACCGTGTCACTTGATTCGCTTACAATAGTAACCGAACTGTGTACGATCGCCAGGCAGGTCACGACGAACTTTGACAACGGAGAACTTACGTCCAGTTTCCTTCAGAGTTGCAGGAACGTTAGGACGTGCTTTATCAGTATCAATCTGCTCCTTAGTGCGCTCAACAAAGAACCCACCACCGACTTTGATTTGCTCTGACATCCAGGGGTACTTGACGCCACCGCTGCCACCACGTTGACCCAACGGGGTGATGCCTTCAGGAGTACAGATGATGAAATTAGTGTCTTGCATAATGGGGTGTTTTGAATATGCGGTAAGTATACACGATATATAGGCAGAAAGCAAGGAAAAAGCAGGACCTACAGAAAATATATTAGCAAATCAAAACAGTTTATATAAGTTACATAAGATGCAGGGTAAACAGGGTAAGCACAAAAAAAGGGGGGTCCAAGACCCCCCAGTACAAGACTCATTATAAGCTACATTAGAATACCCCTACAGATTCTTTTGCAAGCAGCTGAATCCTCATCGCACTCGATTAAACATTCATAGTAGTCATTCAGTTTTTCAACCATCTGATTCTCGATTTCCAGTTTATCGAGAGTCTCTTCAAAATGACGCCATTCAGTTAATTGATTACGAGACAATATGTTGTGCATAGTTTAACCCCACGGTTTCAGAAGAAAATCATAATAAAATGGAAGTTAGGTTTCAGTGCATTGGCGTAACTCCAATTCCTGCTACTAATTATACGTGAACCCTGACAAATTTCCCCTAATTACGGTGTAACGTATTGACTCTTATTTTTCGTATACATCGCTACACAAATTGCTTAACGAAAAATTTACATAAAAAAAGGGGTCCCGAAGGACCCCTGAGGAATATGTGATGATGGATCACATAAGGTTGCGGACCAGCACGCGACGGTAGTACTGGTTGCGTCCCTTGCCAGTGGCGCTGTTGAGGTCTTCGCCCACAGCGGAACCATCTGCCTTGAACACGAAGGGGTTGGCGACCATACCGTAGCGGGTCTTGAAGCCAATCTTCGGTTGGAAGGAACCCTGATCCACGGCGCGGACCATCTGCAGGGGCACATAGGGGCAGTAGAAGAGACCTGCGTCATATGCGCTGCTACCCTTGTAACCAGCCACGTAGTAGTGGTCGTTAGCCAGGTTTGCAGAATAAGGATCCACGTAGACCTTAACGCCGCCGTTGAGGGTACCAACGAAGGTGTTACCAGTGTCATCGGGGAGACCGTTGGTGGACAGTGCAGGGGTGTAGTCCAGCACGCCAGCCATATTCAGAGCGGAAGCAACATCAGCGGAGCAGAGGATGAAGTTGCCCTTCCCTCTACGAGTTTGCTGTGCAATAGCGTTGGCATCGCGCTCGATCTGATAGATCAGACCCTTGAATTTCTCAACGCTCCAGCGACCGTTGGAGTCGGTGTCGAGGTTGAAGATACCAGCGTTAGCAACGTTGTTCTGAGCACCGACCTTTGCCTGCAGATACACAGTACGGATCACTTCACGGTTGATCTCAGCCAGGATCTCAGAAGAGAGAATGTTGGCGAGTTCCGTTTCAGCGTCCAGACCGTGAATTGCCTTAAGGTCTTGAGCCAATTCAAGCGTGTACTCAGCTTTCAGAGCACGAGACTTGGCGGTCACCGACACCTTGTCGATGCTGAATGCCATCTCGCGGAAGTCAGGAGAACCAGAGGTTCCCAGTGCTTCCAGGTAGTCACGGCTAGCACCCTGAGCGTTCTCATAACGCACGTCGCCAGAGGCGTAGGTGGTGCTGTCGTTCAGGATAGCGGGGTTGTCGCCTTCAGCGTCGTTGTTGGCAGAAGCAGACTGGTTAGAACCATCGCCACCGTTACCAGGACCAACGTAACCAGCGGTAGGATCGTAACCGCTGCCACCTTCGGCAGAGAAGCCAGGGTTGGGCTCGTTGAACAGAGCCTCAGCGCCACTACGATCGTTGTAGTGCGACTTCATTGCGAAGATAAGTCCAGTAGGACCGCTCATCGGTTGCACGCCACACACGTCATAAGCGACGAGGTTAGGCATAGCGCGACGCATCAAGCTGATCAGGATCGGATCGAAACCTGCCAGACCTGAGGAACCGTGAGAAGACTTAAGACCGTCTGCACCAACGCTGTTGATAGGAGCAGCTTCGTTGAGCATTGCGGACTCGTTCAGAGCACGCTCTTGGTTTTCCAGGAGTTGAGCGGTAACCTGCTTACGGTGAGAATCCTTAATCTCGGGGAGATCGCTATGATTCAGAACAGGTGCCCACTTTTCCTGCAACTGATGGGTATCCATTTTAGTTACTTGAAAAATTTGGGTTGAAGTTTATAATGTAAGAAATCACTTCTTACTGAGTGCGTTGACATATGCAGCCATAGAAGGTGCATAGTCCTCAGTCAGACCTTCCACAGGGGTTTCAGTTTGCTCGGTAGCAATTGCCTTGCTTTCCGAGAAGTAAGAACCCTTGATGGTGTTGAGTTTTTCTCTATAGGTCTCTTCGTCCTTGAAGGAAACGGCTTCTGCAAGAGAAGCAAACTTTTCTTTCTGGGTATCGGTAAGACCTTCGCTCATTTCGGCAACAATGCCTTCACGAGAGAATTCGGAGATGCGATTAGACAGTTTCACGTTCGCTTCAATCTGTTCATTGAGGCGATCTTCCATTTCACGAAGGGAGGTGTTCATAGACTCAAGAACATCCTCTTTGCCCTCAGGCACATCAATGTAGTGCTCATCGAAGAGACCCTTAAGTCCTGTGATGAACGACTCGGTGATCTCAACTTTGAGACCAGTGTCGATAGCAACTTGGTTCTCTTCGAGCCAACGCTCAGAAGTATACTTCAGCATACCATCGACTTCTTCTGCCAAGGAAGCGCGAACCTTCTCGGTTTCCTCAGCAAGCTTGGTGTTGTACTGTGCTTCCAGTTCCTCAACAATCGATGCAATCTTAGTTTTGACTGCGGCTTCAAAGATTGTTGCTGCTTTTTCCAGGAACTTCTCAGACAGTTTTTCGCCTTCAGCGAGTGCTGCAACGTCAGCACTGAGGTCCACTTCGATGTCCTCACGACGGGTACCGTAGGAGATACCTTGATCCAGTTTGGGCTCAGAACCGCTGGGCTCATCCTTACCGTCGCCACGGGTTTGTTCGTCAGAAACGCCGCTCAGGGTAGCATTGTCCTTGAGCTTGTTGCTGTCGTCTGTGGACTTATTGTTGGTAGGAGTAGGACCACCCAGATCCTGAATTGCCTGACCAGGCACCAGGGAGGGATCCAGTTTACCAGGAGTTTGATCGCCAGGGTTTGCCTTGGCGTTCACTGCGGTTTTAGATTGAGTAGAAGGAGCAGCGGGCTCCGAGCCAGGCACCGTGCTGCTGGGGAGTTGCATTTCTGCAACCATCTCCTCAAACTTTTCGTTAATCAATTGGGACATCGGAGTTAACCTCTAAGCTTTAATACTGTTATGTCTAGATTTATTTATAAATTAAAGAGAGTTCAAGAAATCTTGAAACACTCTCAACTTCCGCGTTTCGATTTCGCGGCGCTCACTCTCAGAAATGAACTTCTGATATTTAGCAACTTTTGCTTCTTGGATAATACCGTTATCCCAGACCCACTCTTTACCTTCCATAATGCCATTAACGAAAGCATCAGGCGCGGAAGGATCTGCCACGATATCGGCAGCGGTTGCTAACATAAAGTCATCTCTGACATATGAGGTGTTTTCTCTGCGATCCACGGAACCGAGACCACGAGAAGAAACGCCAAGTTTGACGCCCTCGTCGAGAAGATTCTTAGCGATGCGTCCCATAGGAGTATCGAGAATCTTTGCTTTACCAACAAAGTTGGTACCCTCTTTTTTGAGAGAAACGATGCGGTGCGAAACGCGATCTAGATTGATGGTGGGACCATCAGGGTGACCCAGTTCGCCAACAGCACGATTATTGTTAACGTGCTCAGCAATATACTTATTCACCTCACGCTCAAGAACGCTCATCGGGTAAACACGATTGTTGCGATTTTTGAGTTCCGCTTGGAGAAAGACTCCTTCGATGTAGTGATTTTTCTTACCGCCAGATTCCTCTACGATAAGATTAACCTCCTCAATCGTTTCCGTTATTAGTTTCATCTGTTTCAGGTTGAGCAGTTGCTTCTGGTTCTTCGCCACCAATGTTGCCAAAGTATGTCTTAGCAAGAACATCAGCATAATTATCTAATGTCTCTGCGGATTTGCCGTAGAGCATTTGATTGATAGCATCTACTGCTGCAGCACGATTGCCATCAGCAATAGCATCAACCGCCGCACGTGCGGAAACTTCAGGGTTCGTATTTTCCATTACAAGTACCAGAATATTATTATTTAGCTTTCTAGATCACTAGAAGAGCCTGTGCCGAGATCAGGTTGATTCTCGGGGAGTGCAGCATCGATAGGAACGATGCTAGGAATGAGACCAGAAGCACGTTCTTTTTTGATTTGCGCTTCGATTTCTTTCCGCTCGGTATCAGTTTGTTGGAGCACTTGGGTTTTGATATATTCCGCAGAGAAATATCTACCCAGGTAGGGTTCCATCTTGATAGCGAGATCTAAACGGTTGTTATTAAGTTCCGCGTCCTTAAGTTCTTGGAAGTGGTTATCGAACAGGAAGTCGTATTGGATATGCTCGCGCATATCTTCCCACTCTTCTAGGGAGATAACTCTCTTCAGAACCAGTTGAGTCTTCAGAAGATCATCAAACAGAACAGAAAACTTTTTACGGAGGCGACCGACGAACTTGGAAAATTTAAGTTCGTCACGAAGAATTTCATTACTTCTTCCGAGACTAAATCCTTTTTCTCCATCTAACCGACTCGGGGGTAAGTTGAGCGATTTAAAGAGCTTCGTTCGGAAGTACTCTACGTCTTTTAGTTCACCAAGGTTTTGCCCGCCAGGAAGGGTAGAGATTTCGGTACCGCGCCCTCCCTCGCGGCGAGGAAGCCAGAAGTCTTCCAGCATAGACATATGCTTTTTGTCATCGCGAATCTCACCCGTGTTAGCATCATATACCAGTTTATTGCGATACCGATTCATCACATCGCGAAGGTATTGTTCCGCCTTAACTTTAGGCAGGTTACCGACATCGATGTAGAAAATCCTGCGCTCAGGTGCACGCGATAAGCGATAAATTACCAGAGCATCTTCAATCATTCTCAACTGGTTCAGAGACTTGATTGCTTTATGCAGGAAAGAAAGAGTAATTTTTTGGTTTAAATCCTGAAGACCAGAGTTGGTATGTGCGATTGCATCCATAGCAATCTTAATACCTTTCTGCTCAGGTCCGTTCATATTGAGGAACCCTTTAGGATTATAGATGTAATACTCTTCGTGTTGACCGAAGTCATAATCCAAAGCAGTAGGTTCTTTACCTACACGACGTGCTTCGTTGGGGTCCGATTGCTTTTTAAGTTCGCGGACTTTTTTAATCTTTAGGGGATCAATATAACGAAGTTCGGTGATACCAACTTTGGGATTGTTGAGATCAATTACCTTGTGATAATGAAGTCTTCCATCAATGTACCAGCGACGGAAGATCTCGTGAGATTTACGATCGAAGTCAAGCAAACGCTTAACATTTTCAAACTCCTCACGGATTTTAGTCTTGATATTTTCCCCAACATTCAAGTTAGAAAGTTCGATCTGGACGGGAGTATCGTCAAGATCAGATATAATAGCTTCATTTACCACCTCATCGATGGCGGTATCAACCTCTGGATGCAGAGCCATATCACGATAGCGGCGAATCAACTGGTACTCGTTACGAGTTGACGCGCCGCCATCGAGGTCTACATATTGTCCAAAATAACCACCAGCAATAGTGGTGATAGAATCATCCTGTGAAGGAGGGATCGGGGATTGCCCTTTAGGTCCCTCCTTTCTCTTAATAGAGAATCCAAATAGTTGTGCCATTATATTTTGGAAAATACCTGATACTCAGGTATTTATTCAATCAGGAAATAACGTTATCGTACTCTTCGCTGTTGTCGCCAGAGGTCCAGTACTGAACTTGGAATTCAACAGTGAACTCTTCGATCTGATCGTTGCTGTCATAAGCGAGATCGATCTGGGAGATCTGAGTCGGGAAGCAACCCCACAGCTTGTAGGTCTTCACATAGTTGTCCTGACGCTCTTCGCCAGAACGACCCAGTTGGTGCACCACGAGATCCTTGGTGTAACCATCACCACCTGCATCGGGGTTGATCAGAGCAGCAACGTTATCCTCGTGGGCGTTGATGTTCTGCAACCAAGATTCAAACAGGTTGCGGAGACGGAAGTTGGTGTCATTGATAATAGTGACACTCCAGGTGTCGAAGGTTCTGTCGCCAGCGACCTTCACAACGCGCCCTCTGAAGGGCACGTCGATAACACCGAGGTTGGATGCGGGGAGAGCTGCTGCCTTACACAGGAAAGAACCGAGCTCACGATCGGACTGGGACACGCCCAGACCTGCTGGCCAATCTAATTTCACACGGAATAGATTGGGTTTGACTCCACTCCTTACTTTTGAGAGGAAGTCCTTTACGTTACTAGAGACTGCCATTGGTGTTTATACCTCTATATGGTTATTTAGAAAGAAGTGGATCATCTACCGACGATCTCGTCAAACGAGACGCCAGTGCGGGTTGCCACGAAAGTAATGGTGATGAAGTTGATGGAGCGCGAAGGCTTCAGATAGATCTCAGCAACAAATTCGTTGCGGTCGATCACATCGCCAGTGTTGTTAGTTTCATCGCAGATCACGAGGTAGTCGGTCAGACCACGGCGTGCCTGAACTTCGCGGAGGAAACCACCAACAGCGCCAGCAAAACTGGAGCGAGTGATTTCGTCGTTCAGGTCGAACAGAACGTTCTTAGCAAGTGCCTCAACTTGTCTCTCAACAGTGAGGAACAGACGGCGAACGTTGATTCTGTCGAATGCGCTCGGGGTGCTCAGTGCAGTCTTGTCACCGAAGAGGACGGTGCCGCGACCAGGGAAAGTCGAGATGGGGTTGATGCGTGCCTGATACAGCTTGTCGCGATCAGACTTAGCAGGGGTGTAAGCAAGTTTGATAACACCACGGAGGTTGCCGCGTGTGAAACCTGCGGGGGAGAACCAGGGGTCCAGATCAGCACCTGTCTGCACGCAAAGGCCAGCAACGTCGCCGTTGCAAGGAACGTAGCGATAGGTGTCATTGAAGCGATCGTAGATGTACTTCCAACCGCTATCGAACACAGCGTAGGAAGTAGAAGAACCAACGCCATCGAAGAAGTCGATCACGTTGTCGCGTTGCGCTGCAGTGTCGGTAGCAAGGGTGCCGATCACCGCTGCCTTATAAGGTGACACAAATGCAATGCAATCTTTTCTGCTAGAAGCGATGTTGATGCACTTTTGAGCAACTGTGATCGAGTCAACGCGGGAAGTAAGCAGAGGACCAG